GCTCGCAATTCTGTCGCAGGCTGCCGAAGCGCAGCACGACTTGGCGCGCGAGCTCATCTCGAGCGGCGCGTCGCTGGCCGATGCGGCAAGCAAGATCAACCAAGACCTGCGCGCCAAGCTCTCGCACGCGCGTCTGCTGCCGGCGAGCTCGACCGCGAGCCTCGCGGTCGGCAACTCGGCGCAGGTCGTTCCGCAATCCGCCGACGCGGCTCTCGCTGCGCAGCCGGAGGGCGAGAAGAAGTGGCTCGCGCAATGGGAGACCAGCGCCGAGCTCCAAGAAGAATTCGGCGGCGACCAAAAGGTCTGGCTCGCCTACCAGCGCAACCAGGCCAACGTGCGCAAGTTCCACAAGGACACCAAGGCCAAGTAATAAGGAGCAACACAGATGACTCTCAACCTCAAGGGCCTCGGGTCGCGCGCGATCATCGGGGCGTTTTTCAAGCGATTGGAAGAAGCGCAGACGGCCGGCTGGACCGCCGACGTCGCGACGATGTTCGCCTCCAACCAAGAGAGCGAGACCTACACCTTCCTCTCTGACTCGCCGTCGCTGACCGAATGGAGCAGCAACCGCACGGCGCAGAGCATGAAGCGGTTTGAGTTCTCGGTCCGCAACAAGAAGTTCTCCGCCGGTCTGCAGATCGACGAAGACGATCTCCGCCGTGACAAGACGGGCCAGATCTTGGTGCGCGTGAACGAGCTTGCAGCCCGCGCGGCGCAGCTCCCGCAGCGCATTATCTCCGACCTGCTGATCGCGAACGGCAACGCGTACGACGGCTTGGCGTTCTATGCGTCGAACCACGTCACGGAGAGCGGCGCGACGGTCAACAACACCGTGACGCAGACGTGCACCGCGACCGGCGTGCCGACCGTTGCGGAGGCCGCGAGCGGCATCCTGACGGCGATCACGCGGATCATGTCCTTCGTCGACGACTCGGGCGAGCCGCGTAACGAGTTCGCGCGTCGCTTCGCCGTCATGGTGCCGGCCGCGCTCTATGGTTCGGTGGTCGGAGCGATTCGTAACGACTTCCTGACGAGCGGCTCGAGCAACCAGCTCATGGCAACCGGCATGGAGATCGTCCCCTACATTAACTCGCGACTGACGTCGGCGACGGTCGCCTACGTCTTCCGCACCGACGCGGACGTTCGCGCCTTCGTCTGGCAAGACGAGGTCCCGCCGATGATGTCGACGCTCGAAGAGGGCTCCGACTTCCACACCCTGAACGACGCCCGCATGTATTTCGCGAAGCGCGTTTGCAACGGCGGCTATGGTCGTTTCGACCAGACGGTTCGCCTCACCTTCAACTGATAGGAGACAAGCACCATGGCTTCCGACTTGACTAGTGAAAAGCTCCGCGTCTACCTCGCGGACGTTCCCACGATCGACGTCACGCTGCCGATCACGGCGGGGACGACGATCTACGCCGGCTCCTACTGCATGATCGCGTCCGGCGCGATCGCGAACCTCTCGGGCGCTGGCGTCTTTGGCGGCATCGCGCTCGAGACGGTTTTGAACGGCAGCGGGCAAACGACGATTCGCATGCGAATCCAAGGCGCGTTCGAGGCCGGCATCGAGGACACGGTTACGACCGCGACTCACTGGGGCGTCGCTGGCAACAGCATCGAAGCGACGAACACCGACACGCTCCGCCTCGAAACGGGCAGCGCCGTTACGGGCACGACCGTCGGCGAAATGATGCGCGTCATCACCGCCGGCGCGTCCGGCACGAACAAGGTCGTCGTCGCGTTCAAGGCGAGCGCGCTTCTCCCCTGATCTGACGATGCGCGACTACACGCTGCAGGAGATCTCGACGGGGCGCGTCCTTGGGACGGTCCGCATCGCCGACGACGTCGGTCCGGGCGAGCTCGTGCTCTCGTTTCGGCGAGATCTGCTGCGCGTATCCGAGGTCGTCGAGGTCGGCGTCGTTGCCGAGCTCGACGACAAGCCCGCACCGGCGCCCGCGCCGGCGAGCAGGCCGCGGAGGTCGAAGACGTGACGCTGCGCGAAACGATGGCGCGCCATGCGCGCGATACGCTTACGCGCCTGGATCATCTGGGCGAGGTCATTACCTACACACCGAAGACCGGCGCAGAGCGCCAGGTCCGCGCGGTGGTTAACCGTCTGGACGTCGAGCCGGCATCCGGCGACGCGCGCCAGGTCGGCCGGCTGCGAGCGATCATCGAGATCCCGCGCGGCACGACCTACGGCGTCGAGGCCGTCGTGCCGGGCGATCGCGTCACGCTCGCGATGCGGCTCGGCGGAGCGGAGCTCGTCGCGCGCGTGCGCAGAATCATCACGCAGGACGAGGGCACGTTCGCCCTCGAGGTCGAGGCCTAATGCGCGCCGGGCTCAAAGACGGGGCGACCGGCTTTAGCGTGACGGTCGACACGACGGAGGCTCTGCGCTACCTGATCCTGGCACCGCGCAGCGCCTACTTTCATCTCCGGCGCTTTAACTACCTGACGCTGCTCGACCACCGCAAAGGCTGGCTCGCACGCAAGGGCAACCGATTTGGACGCGGCGGCACGGGACAACGGGGCGAACCGATTAACGTGACCAACGTGCAGTTCGGCGGCACGCCTCCGAACCCGAACCAGGTCTCCTACCAGGTCCTGCCGATCCAACGGACCGCGCGCACCCGCGAAGAGGCCGACCGTCTCATCCCCGAGATCCGCGGCGACATTTACACGGGCAACGACATTCTGCGGATCCACGAAGAGGGCGAGGACATTAAGAGCGCCCGCTACATGGCCGTCCCGATCCGCACCCGGCCGGCGACAATCTCGGCATTTCGAGCCCGCTACCCAGGAAAAAAGCTCGTGACCGTGCCGAGCAAGCGCAACAGCAACCGACTCGTCTACGAGCAGACGACCAGATACGAGAGCAAGCCGGAGCCGGGCCGCGGCGGCCCGCGCAGGATCGTCGCGCGAAAGCGCCGCCTGCGGTGGATCCTGACCAAGACGGTGGAAATGAATCCGCTCCTTCAATTCTACGCGGCTTGGGACGCTCTCGAGCAGCAGCGCGACCAGCGCTTTGCCGAAGCCGCCGACGGGATGTTCGCCGATTGGCGAAAGGGTCGCACCTGATGGGCAGCATCCGCGACCAGATCCTCGGCGCCTTTGTTACGCGCCTCGGCTCGATTGCCGGCTGGAGCTCGCAACTCCGCGGCGCCGTTAACTACGGCGACGCGTCCGTCCGTGCGGTCGTTTTCTTCGCGTCCGAGGACAAGACGATCGCGACGAACGAGACCTACCAGGCGACGATGCAGGTCGGCGTGCTGCTGACCGTGCGCAGCGAGGACGCCGACGCAGCGCTCGACGACGGCAATCCCTACCGCTACCTCGACCGGATGGTCGTCGAGGTCGAGCGCAAAGTGCACGACCCCGACTCGTGGGGACTCGACCCCGACTACACCGAAGCCGTCGTCCTTGGGCACGAGGTCTCGGACCCTGACGAGCAGAACGAGCTGCAGGCCGTAGTGCGTCTGCAATTCCGCTACCGGCACGACTACCAGGACCCGACGATCTGATGGCCGACACTGCCGCAACGTCGCTGCCACGCCCGTCCGGCGTCTCGATGCAGATCATGCAGGCACGCATGCAAAGCGCGTCTGGCAATCTGCTGATGACTCGCACGCCGGACCCGCAGCTCGCGCCGCGTCGCTTTCTGTTCTCGTGGCGCGATAGCTATGGCGCCACGGCGGACGCGATCCGCAGGCACTACCGCGAGCATCCGTTCGAGACGTTCGCCTACACCCTTCCGCGGACCGGCGAGGTCGTCTGGCTTCGCTACCATTCCGCGCCATCTGTTAACTGGACCTCGGCCGCGAGTGCGAGCATCTCGGCGGAGTTCGACGAAATGCTCGCGCATAGCTAGGAAAACCCATGCCCGTCAACCGCAAGCAACAGCTCCTCGCGAAAGTCGAAACCTCCGAGGGCACGTCGGCCTCGCCGGCGGGCTCGGACGCGATCCTCGTCTTCGATCCCGCGCTCTCGGATAGCATCGACGTCCTGGACCGCGTGCCGTCCGGCGCGTCGCTTTCGCGCGACTTTGCACCGGTGGGCCGGCAGACGCGCACCGTGACTTTCCGCAGCGACTTCCGCGGCAGCGGCGACGCTACGATTCCGGTCGCCGCTCCCGATTGGCAAAAGCTGCTTTTTGCGTCTGGTTATAGCGAGGCAACCGCGCAGGTCTTGGTGCTCGGCGCCGTGACCGGTATCGGATTCCAGCTCGGCGAGCAGGTCACGCAGAGCAGCGGCACGATTGTCGGCGTCATCGTCGGCATCTACTCCGCCGGTGTCTCCGGCGTGCCGCAGCATGTCGCATCAACACTGGGCAACGTGCTCGTCGTCGCAAACGTCACGGGCACGTTTACCGCGGCTCTAACGACCGGCGCATCTACGGCATCGACTTCGACTGCCAGCGCAGCAGCATCAGCTCCCGGCATTGTCTGCAAACCGACGTCGACGAAATCCATCGCGGTCACGGCCGCATCTTGGACGGGCACGGCGCCTGCCGCCGGCGCTGTCGTGACGATCGAAAACCCGGTCGGCACGACGATCGGCGCGATGCAGCTCCTCGTCGACAATGGCTCGACGATGACGGACTTCTCGGCCTCTCTGCTCTATGGCACCGCGCTCGCGACCTACACGCTACGCGCTGCCGACGGCACGTCGACGACGACCATCACGACGGCCGCGCAATCGCTTACGCCGTCCCTGACCATTCGGCACAACCTCGACGGCCGGCAGCGCGATCTGCTCGGCGCGCGCGGCGACTTCACGCTCGAAGGCGAGGTCGGGCAGCCTATGCAGTTCTCCTGGACGTTCTCGGGCGACATTGGGACAACCGTCGACGCGCCGGCCGTGACGACGTCGGGCCTCTCGACCATTCGTCCGCCGCGTCTGCTCGGCGCGTTCTGCGTTTACGGCTACGGATCGGCGAGCCTGCGCATTCCGACGAAGCGCGTGAGCTTCGCGCAGGGCAACACCGTCAACCCGAACCTGGACGCAAACCGCGCCGGCGGCGCGACGGGCTCCAACATCACCGACCGCGATCCGGCGTTTACGATCACCGTCGACGCGATCCACGGAGGGTTTGACTGGGAAGCGATCCGCAACAGCGGCGCGACGATGCGCGTCGGCTTTGTGCTGGGAACGACCCCCGGAAACGTGATGACGATCGTCGCTCCGGTCTGCCAGGTTACCGAGGTCCAGCTCGGCGACTCCGACGGCATCGCGACGTTCGACGTCACGGTCCGGCCTCGCCGCATTAACGAAAGCGGCGATGACGAGATCTACTTTACCCAGATCTAGTCTAAGACTTCCCCTCATGCCTATTGCACGCAGCACCAAAGAGACCTTTGACTTTGTCGTCTCGAACGACCGCGCCTTGCCAAAGGCGCAGCAGACGACGTTCCATTTGCGGCGCCTGCCGACGGTAATCATGCTCCGATTGCGCGACCTTCGCGAAGGCGAGGACGCCGCAATCGGCTCGTGGATGACTGTCGCGCTCCGCGCCGGCATCGCCGGCTGGACTAACTTTCTGGACGCAGACGGGGCGCAGGTCCCGTTCGCGCTCGATGCCGCGCCGGCGACCGTTTGCGGCATCGGTCTCCCCGTGTCGGCAAGCGAGGCCTCGGTAAATCGACTCGGCGTCGAGGACGCGACCGAGATCGCGCTCGCAATCATGCGCGGAAACGAGCTCACGACCGACGACGTAAAAAACTGATCCTGGCCGCCGTCGTCGCGCTCGCGCCGCGCGGCTCTGGATTCGAAATGTCATGCACACAATGCAAGCACGACCAGGCGAAACGACGCGAGTGGGGATGCGACGCGGCAACCCCCGAGCCGATCGCATGGATCGACCCTTGCCCGTTCTGCGGTGGTCGAGACGACTCGTGCGTGCATTGCCAAGGAACGAATCGCGTCGGCATTCACCGCTGCCCAAATGCTCTGGTCTCGCAGCGCGAGCTGCATGCGATCACGGCGGCCGCGCTTGTCGAGAATGGCGTTATGCCGGACTCCGGCGGATGGCAAGACCAGGCCGCGACCTTTACCCAGGCATGGCCGCTAATCATGCAGGAGATCGAACACTGGCGCGGCGTGCATCGACGCATGGCGCAGCAGCAGGCCAAAAAATAAGGAGCGCAGACCATGGCACGATCTGAAAAACGCACGCTCTCGATTGAGGCTCGGCTCCGCAACTACATCAAAGGCGACCTAAACGCGCTCGAGCGCAGCATCGGCCGTTTCGCGCTGGTGTCCGTGCGATCCTTCCAAAACCTGAAGGGCGCGCTCTTCAACGTGAAGACCGCGCTCGCCGGCGTCGGCCTCGCGTTCGGCGCGATCAAGTTCGCGCAGTTCGCACGAGAGACTGCCGAGCAGGCTGGCGACCTGCAGGATCTCGCAACCGCAACCGGCGACTTGGTCGAGAATCTCTCCGAGCTGCAGGCCGCGTTTAAGCTCTCGGGCATCAACGGCGACGCCTTCGAGGGCACCGTGCTCGCGCTCGCCAAAGCGCAGCGCCAAGCGCTGGACGGCAATCGGCAGGTCGTCGCCGGCTTCGAGGATCTTGGGATCACCCTCGACGAGCTCCGCAATCTGGCGCCTTCGGCGCTGTTCGAGCAAATGTCGGCCGGCCTCGAGCAATACAACACCGAGCAAGACAAAGCCGTCGCGCTGGGCAAGGTCGTCCCTAAGCAATTCTTGGAGCTCCTGCCGGCAATTGGGCAGGGCGTCGCACAATTCCAGCAGAACATCGCCGACGTGCGCGATATCGGCGCAACACTGACACAAGAACAAGCCGTCGCAGCGGCCGCCGTCGGCGACGCGCTCGACAAGCTCAGTATTGCGACCGACTCGGTCGGCCGGTCGTTGCTGCAGGCATTTGGGCCAGAGGTCGCAGGCTATCTTGACCGTCTTGCGCGGCTGATTGCCAACAATCGACAAGCGGTCGCGGACTTCGCAAAGGCCATCGGCACACTGGTAGTGACGGCCGTCTCGGCGGCGGTCGACGCGATTATCGGCCTGATCGACCTCATCGACGAGATCCCCGGCGTTAACCTGATCTCGGACGAAGACAAGCGCCGGATTGTCGAGATCGACCAACTCCTCGGACGTCTCTACGAAAAGCGCACGCGCCTTAACACCGTGCTGGGTCCAACGGGCGCCGGCCTGCGCGGAGGCCGCAACGTCCAGGACATTCGCGACGAGCTCGCCGAGACGCAGCAGACCATCCTGCTGCAAGAGCAGGCCAAACGGCAACTCGAGCAAACGGGCAGCGTGGCGCAGCGCCTGCGAGACCTGAAGCGAGAGATCGCCGAGCAAAGCGACGCGGCGGCCGATGCAATCCGGCGCGAAGCCGCAGCGACGCAGCAGGTCGTCCAGCAACAGGCCGCCGCGCCGGCAAACGACCCGAAGACCAACGGCGTGCCGGCGCTCGGTCTGCCGTCGCTGGCATCGCTCTCCGATTACGCGCGCCAGGTCGGCTCGCAGATCTCCTCGGTCTTCCGTTCGACGCGAGGGCAGCAGGCGCCGACGGTCTCTCGCTCCGACGCGCTGGCGACGCAGAAAGAGACGCTAGCCGTGCAGCAGCAGATCGCCGCGCTTCGCGAAAACGAGCAAGCGATCCGCGTCTTGGCCGTTGAGTCCGACAAGCTGCAGCTCGAGGAGATCTTTAACGAGGGCAAGATCTCGGCCGAGGAATACGCCGAGGTCCTGGCGCTACTCAACACGCGGCAGGAACGGCTAAAGCAGCTTGTGACCGGCGGCGACTTCTGGGGCGGATTCCAAGAGGGCGCGCGCGAATCCGTGCGGCAGCTCACGGACCTAACCGCAGCCGGCCGCGAAGCCGGCGCGCAGCTCGTCAACAGCATCGGCGACGGCCTAACGGACGCCTTTACGGATATCATCACCGGCACCAAGAGTGCCGCGCAGGCCTTCCGCGACTTCGCAATTGTAGTCCTGCAGGAGATCGCGCGCATCGCCGCGAAACTGCTCGCGACGAAGATCGTCTCGTCGCTGTTCGGCGGTCCGGCGATGGAATCCGGCGGCATTCTGCCGGGCAACTTGACAAGCACGGCGCCGGTCCGCGCGTTTGCGCGAGGCGGCATCGCTCGCCGGCCGACCATGGCGCTTTTCGGCGAGGGCAATACCGCCGAGGCCTTCGTGCCTCTGCCGGATAACCGCAGCATCCCGGTCTCCTTCGTGGGCGGCGGCGCGCAAACGGGCACGCAGGTCTCGATTAATATCCAAGCGATGGACTCGCGAGATGTGCAGCGGGCGCTGCTTGAGCAGCAGAGCACGCTGCGCGGGATCATCACCAACACCATGGAAACGCGCTCAAGCTTCCGAAGCGCGATCCAAAGGGCGGCGAGCTGATGCCGACCCGCTACGGCGACGTCTACGTCGAAGGATCGACGGCGACCGTAACCGCGCTGGCGCCCGATCCAGGTCGCACCGCCGCTAACTTCCAGCGCATCGCAACCCTGCCAGCGAGCACAATGCCGACCGGCGCGCGCTCCTATGCGATCTTCGTGCGCGGGATGCTGCACAACATCCGCAACGCAACGGCGACGCCGGCCTGGACTCGCGGCATGGCCGAGATCTGCCTCGGCACGACGGCCGGCCTCGTAGCTAGCCAAGATCTGGTGCAGATCATGCTCGAGCCCGCGGTCGGGCCGCAGACTTCGATCCCCTTCGAGCTCATGCTCGTGACCGATGCCGCGAACGAATGGGGCGCGACCCTGTCGATCTCGAGCTCGCTGCAGATCTGCCTCTACGCGCGCATCGACCGCAACCGCGATACCGATGCCGGGCAGCAGTACAGCTACCAGGTCTCAGACGTCCAATGGCTCTGGCTCGATCGCACGGCAATCCCCGCCGGCGATATCGTCGTCCAGAGCCCGACGCCTGGCACCGAGGCACCGCTCTCCGGCGGTCTCCCAGGACTGACGTCGACGCCTTTCGTTTGCACGTTCCCAACGCAGGCCGGCACGGCCTCGCAGAAGTGGCTGCATTTCCTGCATTGGCGCTATCAACCAGCGCTTGGAAACGGCACGACGACGATCCCGACGGCTCCGCGCTTCTCGGCCGGGCAGTATCTGCCGTCGACGACGACCTACGACTACAAGGTCGGCACCGGACCGGACGCGACGCAGCCGCGCCTCGGTCTTGCCCGCAATTTCCCGAGCAATCTCGGCAACATTCGGATCCGTCCGATCATGCGCCAGACGGCCTGGTGGTATCAGCAAAACCCCGCAAGCGGGACTTGGTTCCCGACCTTCCGCGCCGTGCAGCCTGCGCCTTACGTCGGCACCGGGCAGGCTCTCGCGCAGGTCGTGGTCGAGCGCAGCATCGCGCTACGTCTTGACCTGCTCGACGACGTGCTTGCGCGCACCGAGACGAGCTGGCCGGCCGTCACCGGTAACCGTTTCCAGACCACGCCGGCCGAGGGCGCCGCATACTTGGCGCTCGAGCGATCGGCGACGGGCAGCCCGACTTTGCCGATCGTCATGGCGCGCGGCATCGTCCAGACGCGCGGGACGCAGGACTACTGCCTTGAGATCTACAGCAACACCGGCACGCCGATCTCGACGACCAACGTGCACGCGCGCTCGGATCTGACCGCCGGCGAGGGCGTGCTGCTGTCGACCATGTCGCGCATCGGTCTCGCCGGCACGACGCAGGCGATCCAATACCGCACGCGCTGGACCGGCGGCGTCTTGGCCGATCAGGAAAGCATCGCGGTCCGCGACGTGCAGATCCTGCAGCTAAACCTCGTCGCCGGCGTCGACCCCGACCCGACGCTGCCGGCGGTCCCGTCGTATCTAACCTTGACGCCAGGCCGCGAAAGCGCGAACCCTGCGACGCTGCTGCCGCTTCCGATTGCGTGCGACGCCGAGCAAAGCGAGGACGCAACCGTCGCGACCGAGGCGATCGCCGGCAGCACCGGCTACGTCCGCACCTGGCCGCTTTTCGCGACCGTCCGCCGGCAGTTCTCGCTGCAATGGTCCGCGCTCTCGGGGGCGAATGCGACGACCCTGGCCGCCTTCCTGACGGCAAACCCGGCTTTCCGTTTCCGTCCGCATCGCGAGGGCGCCGATATCGCCGTCGTCCAGCTCGACGCGCCAAACGTCGAGCAGGTCAGCGGGCACGTCTACGCAATCGGCGTCCGCGTCGCCGAGCTCATCTGGACCGACTGATGCCGATCACCCTTCCGTCGTCCTTTTTGACCGAGATCGAAAAGCCGCACGGCACGCAGCCTCTTATCTGGCTCGTCGAGCTGGAGGTCGCGCGACCCGCAGGCAGCGGAGCCGTATCGACGCCCGGCCTCATCCTGCGACTCTGCAACCATCCGACGGCGATTACCTGGCCGGCATCGGCGCCGAGCGCGACGGTCTGGTCGCCGTTCTCGTTCACGTTTTCGCCGATCGAGCAAAACGGCGAGGGCGATCTGCCGCAGGTCGAGCTCTCGATCGACAACAGCACGAAGGTCCTCATGCGCTACATGCACGCCGGCGCAGGCCTCGAAGGCAACTATTGCAAGATCTATCTAGTGCCGGCCGGCGGCTTGGGGATCGCATACCCGAACCACGAATACCAGCTATGGGAGATGCAGATCGCGACCGCATACGCCAACGACGAGGCGATCTCGTTTCGGCTGGAGCGGGCTAACTTTTTCGCGCGGCAATCCCCGCAGGATCGCTACGTCGCCGGCCGCTGCCGCTGGGCATTTGGCTCGGCCGAGTGCGGCTACGTCATCAACGCCGCGGCGGCCTACACGACATGCCCAAAAACTCTTACCGGCTGCGTCGCTCGAGGCCTCGACCACGAGACGCGAGGCCTGCCGGTCCTGCATCCGCAGCGCTTTGGGGGCTTTCCAGGCATCCCGCGCCAGCGATGACGACGGCCGACGAATGGCAGGACATTCTCGCGAGCCGCTATCGGCTAGGAGCTCGTCGCGCCGGCGTCGAGCTCGACTGCCTCGGAACCGTGCTCGAGGTTTGCCGGCGCTTGGGCATCTGCGCGCCGGATCCGTGGGCCGACCTGCGGCGACGATGGATTGCCGGCGACGTCGCGGCGGCGTCCGGCTTTCCGCCGTGCTGGTTCCGCAGAGCGGAGCCCGTCGGCTTGCGCGAAGGGGACGTCCTGCTGTTCTATTCCACGCACCCATGGGTCGCGATTGTCGCACGCGGTTACGTCTGGTCCGCCGACGCCGATCTCGGCTCGGCGTATGCGCGACCCGCCGACCGATGGCGCCGCAAGCCGGCCGAGGTCTGGACGCATGATCCGGCTGCATGTCCGTAAGGGTCTTCTAGGGACTGACGGCGTCGAGACGTTCTCGGTCGAGGCTCGGCAAGGCCTTAGTGCGCGCGCGCTGGCTTTCCAGGTCCAGCAGCATCTGCCGAAGAGCGTAGCGATTGAGTGCGCGGTCGACGGTCAAAGGCTCGACGACGCGCAGCTCGACGACGACCTGCGCGACGGCTGCGACGTAATGCTGCTGCCGATCACGAGCACGGGCCTCGAGGCGCTCGGCCCGATCATCATCGAGGCGCTTGTAATTGCCGCAGTATCGGCTGCGGTCTCTTACATTATCTACCTCGTCTCGCCGCGGCCTAAGCCGCAGGGCATCGGGCAGGAGCGCGGAGACGAGCAAAGCGCGACCTACGCATGGGACGGCATCCAGACCAACTACGGGCAAGGATTCCCCGTCCCTTGGGTCTACGGTCGGCATGCTGTCGGAGGCCAGGTCGTCTATACCGATATCTATGCGACGCAACTGCAAAACGGCTCCGACGATCGTCTTCGCGTCATGCTCGCATTGTGCGAGGGACCGATCGCTCGCGTCGGCGACGTCGAAGCAAACGAGCTCAACGGCTTAGGCGCTATCCTTCCGCCAGGGTCTAGTTACCCCAACAGCTACGCCAACGTCCCCGACCATATAAGAATCGACGGGAATCTCGTCACAAACCCGACCAACACGGTTTTCGTTTACGAGCTGCTGGTTAACCCGTGGACGGTCGACCCGATGACGGGACTCGCTTTGCGTTTGCCGATCGTCAACGAATTGTTGCGGGCGTGGGAGTTTGCTGGGCTCGGCATTGGATACCGAGAAGCCGGCACGTATCGGATCAACGAGTTTGCGGCAGGCGACGTTCGCCGGCCTGTTGTTGTGTTGGTTTCTGGTCGTTTGCCCATTAGCAGCGACATTATCGGGCAGGAGGCCAGCTTCAGCGGTTACGATCCAGGCGACCCAAATGTAGGAACGCCGCCGACCTTTTTTGTCGGCGGAACACAAGCGACCAATCCTGCAATCGTTTCTAGTGGGCAGCGCATTGTCGAAGTGCCGGGCGTTCGCTTGTGGATTCGTCCCGGCTCATTTGACCAAACGCCGATGCCGTCGGACGTCTTCCCAGGCACTAGCACGACGTTCGGACCGCAAGCGCAGCTCAACAACATCGACGACCAATTCGTCTACACCTACGCATCGACAGACGATCTGGTCTCCGTCGGTTTTGTGTTGTCATTCACTGGCGGCCTGTATTCGGTCAGCCCGACCGGCACGCAGCAAACCTACTCCGTCTCGTTTGAGTTTGCGTGGCGTCCGGTCGGCACCCAACCTTGGCGCGCTTTTTACGATTCGCAAAACCCGACGCAAACGTCGACGACTCGCGTCGTTTCCGCGAGTAGCCAACGGGTCCTTTTGGATTCGTGGACGGGCCTACTTGCTGCACCGAATGCCGCGCCAATTGCCGGGCCTATTGAGGTCCGAATCCTGCGCCGCACCAACGCCGGCGGCGTCGGCACATCCTCGAGCGCCGTCTGGCGTAACGTGACTTTTACGACGCCGCACCGTTTGGCGTATCCACGCACGGCCGTCCTTGGTTTTGAAATCGGCGCCGGCGCGCGCTTTTCTGGCGGCCTGCCCGAGTTCAGCGTGCGCGTCGATGGCGCCAAGGTCCGCGTCTGGGACGCAACCAACGGCTGGAGCTCGCCGACTTGGGACGTGCCGGCGGCACCGTTCGATTTCATGGACCACCCACCAGGCCGCAACCCGGCTTGGATCCTGCTCGATTTCCTACTGGCGCCGTGGGGCCTCGGTCGCTGGCTCGGCGAGGCCGATATCGACCTACCGGCGTTTCGTCGCTGGGCCGCTTTCTGCGACTCGGATCCGTCGCCGGCGTCGCCGTGGGGCGAGCCTGCGTTTTGCTGCGACCTGGTCGGCGACGCGCCGCGGCCGGCTTGGGAATGGGTCCTCGCAATCTGCGCAGCCGGCCGCGCGGCTCCGGTCTATCGCAACGGCAAGATCTCGGTCTCGTATCAATACCGCGACGCACATAGCGACGCCGGCGTCTCCGTTCCCGCCAAGGCCGCCGTGCAGCTCCTCTCGAGCTCGCAGGTCGAAAACGTCCAGGTGACCTGGCTTCCGAAGGCTAATCGGCCGACGGCTTTCCTGTTCCAGTATCTCAACGAGACGCAGCTCTACTCGCAGGACGTCTTCCCCGTCGAGGACTTCGAGAGCGCGCTAAATGACCCGGCGAACCTGCAGCCGGAGGACTACCGGCCCGAAACGATCCAGGCCTACGGCGTAACCAGGCCGTCGCAGATCTTCCGCGAGGGTATCTTCCGGCACCGCGTGCAGCGTTTGGTGCGTCGCGAGCTGACGTTCCGAACCGGGCCTTGGGCGCTGGCAGCAGAGATCGGCGACCTGATCCTTTTCGAGCACGAGACCTTGCGGCCGTTCGGCGCAGACGTGCCGTCCGCCGTCACCGTCTACAAGAGCGCGGTCGCGACCAATCAGATCGAGGTCGACCATGTCATCGTCGGCGCGACGCAGGTCGTCGTGCGCGATTCCAACGGCGTCGCGCAGACGCGCGCGATCACGGGAATCGTTACCAGCGGCGGCGTCTCGCGCCTCACGGTCTCGGGCGCGCCGGTCACGATCACGCGCGGCGCGGCGGCCGTTGTCGGCCTAACCGACAAACTCGTCGAGACCTACGAGGTCGTTTCGATCACGCTGCAGGCCGACTTAAAGCGCGAGGTCAAATGCATTCAGTGGGTCCCGGCAATCCACGACCCGGTCACGCCGGCGCAATACGCGGCCGAGGGCGTCGACGGCACCGAGACCGCGCCGGCGGGCCTTCTGCGGCAGCCGGCGCAGGAAGACGGACCAGAGGTTTCGGATCTGCAGGTTATCGCGCAACGCGACGGCAGCTACCTAGTGGCCTGGTCGAAACCGCCGGCGAAATCCGCTGCAAACGTGCGGATCTACCTGCGCAACGCGGACCGCGGAACGTGGGAAACGCTCGCAGACACAAGCGCCAACTCGGTCGAATGGAAGACCGCCGCGCCTGGCAATCGCTACCAAATCGCCGCCGTGCTGCAGCAAGCAAACGGCAGCTACCGAGCGCCGGAATCGGGCGCGATCTTTAGCTTTAGCGTCGAGGAGTTCGCGCCCGCCTGGCATCCGGCCTGTAGCAACGCGACCGCAACCGACGCCGGCGATCACGTCGCCGTGACCTGGGACGAGCTCGCGATGCGCGACGTCGAGGGCTACGAGCTGCGCGTCGGAGCATGCTGGGCCGCTGGTCGCACGGTCTACTCTGGACGGCAACCGTCCGCGCGCCTCGAGCATGCGCCGTTCGGCGGCTCGCTGCTGCTCGCAGCGCATACGACGGCCGGGCTTTACGGGCAGATCGAGACGATCACGGCGCCGGCCTGGCGTCCGTATGGCACCGCGCAGATCTACGCGCTCGACGACCTGGTGACGACGCCGGCAGGCACGCACGCCGGCACCGCATACTCTGGCGGCGAGATCGCTTTAACGTCGGGCACGCTCGACGGCACCTACACCGGCCCGGAGGTCCTGCTCGGATTCCAGGCCTCCGCCTATTGGCAGGTCTCCTGCGAGGCGAAGGAAATCGAGCTCCTAACCGTCGACGCTTTGGCGTTCGCGATAGGCAGCGGCGAGGCGCTCTGGCGCAACCTGGACGGCAGACCGTCGAGCTCGTTGTTTCCGGGCATCGACTGGCAGACCACGGTCGACGACCTGGCGCAACCGATCGACGATCTGCCGTCCTCGTTTCTTGTGCACGGCAACGTCGGCGAGCCGGGCTCGCATACGCTCGTCGAGCTCGAAAGCCGCTACTACGCGAACGGCGCCTGGTCGTCGTGGGCTCCGCATGTCGACCAATATCGCGTCGCCTCGAAGATGCAGGCGCGCGTCCGCATCCTGCGCGAAAACGTCGGCTATGCTGCCGCGGTCTCGCGTCTCCGCTACGCCGTGAACATTTAACCATGTCCCAGAGCTGGAACCTTCCCCCCGCAGGCACCGACTACGCAAACGTCGTCCTTAAGACCACATTCCCCGACGCAATGGAGACGCTGCGCACGCTCAACTCGGGCGCGGCGGCGCCGGCGTCGACGGTCGCCTACATGCTTTGGGCCGATACGACTTCCGGCTACCTTAAGATCCGCAACGCCGCGAACACGGCTTGGCTGCGCGTCGCTCCGCTCGCGACTGAAAGCACCTACACGATGGCGAGCGACGTGGTCGCGAGCATGTCGGCGACGACGACGTTTCGATGCGGCGCTGCTCTTCGCGCCGGCACGCTGCGGCGTGTTCTCATCGTCGGCGAAACTGCGACGACGAGCACGGTCGCGAACGAATGGCGCTTCCAGGTCACACGCTACCCGGCTTCGGCGCCGGGCTCGCCCGTGACCGGCTTTTCCGCAAACGTCGGCACCTACACCGCGCTCGCCGGCGTCGGCGGTGGAGCGGAGCTCGTCGCGTTTGCGGCCTACTCGCTGACGCCTGACCAAAACACCACGGTCGCCGAGCTCGACGTCTACACCGTCACGGCGACGGCCGTCGGCACCCCGACCACGGTCGCCAACGTGCGAGCAATCGTCGAGGCCTACTAATGGCGCTGGATCGTCTCGGAAACACCGTCACGACCGGCACGGTCTACGTCGTCGCGGGCACGGCTCGCGTCATCGACGGCGATCAGATTGTGCTGGTCGGCGGCAACGGTGGCGAGACGGTTTTGCGAGCGAGAGCCGGCGACATTGCGCGCGTCGACGACCTCGGAGGCGGCGGTGGCGTTACTGACGGGGACAAAGGCGACGTGGTCGTCTCGAGCAGCGGCACCGTCTGGACGATCGACGCGACCGGCACGCGCGACGACTCGACGTTTTTGCGCGGCGATTCGACCTGGCAGCACATCGAGGCGACCCGGTTTCCGGTCAAGAACACCAGCGGCGGCACGCTGACCGTCGGCACACCGGTCTATGCGACCGGATCGGTTGGCGCATCTGCCGCGACTGAAGTCGCCGGCGCCGATGCCGGCAACGCGGCGACGATGCCGGCAATCGGCGTTCTCGAACAGACGCTGCTGCACAACGACGAAGGTTTCGCAGTGCCGCTTGGAATGGTGCGCGGCCTTGACACCTCGGCGTATTTGGTCAACGGCACGGCCTACGTCGCCGTCGGCGGCGGCCTGACGCCGACCAGGCCGACGGGCACGACTGACCTCATCCAGAACATCGGGCGAGTCGTCCGCGTGCACGCGAGCACGGGCGAGCTGCTCGTCATGGGGCCGGGCAGAACAAATGACGTGCAGAACCTGATCCCGACGAGCCGGCTCGCGAGCAGCGGAACGGCGAGCGCGTCGACGTATCTGCGAGGCGATCAATCCTGGACGTCGCTCGATGCATCGCACGTCACGACCGGCACGCTCGGCATCGCTCGCATCGCAACGGGCACATCGAGCAGCACGGTGTGCATCGGCGACGACTCGCGCCTGAGCGACGATCGCACAGCGAGCGGCCTGCGAACGGACACGACCATCGTCGAGATCTCGTCCAGCCCAGCACCTACGGCTGGGCAGGTGCTTGTGGCCACAAGCGACACCTCGGCAAAGTGGGACACGCTGGCCAGCGGTAGCAGTTCGATCGCGTTTGCCAATGCTCCGATGAGCAACACGGCGATCAACGTCACTAGCTACACGGCTTTGGTCAGCAAGAGCGTGACGGTCACGGCGGGCGACTCGTTCGAAATCGAAGCCTACGGGACGCTGCTCAACAACAGCGGCGCGACGGCTACCTACCGTTGGCAGATCGCACTAGGCAGCTTCACGCTGGAAGCCATCGACGGCACGACGATCCCCACTGGCGCAACCAACCGAGCTACCTTCCGCGTCAAGGGCATCTTTGCAGTGGCCAGCACATCCAACGCTGGTGCCACCCTGTATGCGCAGCGCAACGCAGTTGCTGGTGCCAACACAGCCAACAGCATCGCCACATCGACGGTGCGCCATTCGTTCAACACGACGGCCAGCAACCTGACTGGCACGCAGACGATTGAACTGCGCGCACGCAGCAGCACAGCGACGGCGACGCAGACGCTGCAACTGTTCTCTTGGCAGATTCGCCAGGTGGCGCAACAGCTATGAACCCGAAGATCCTATTCAAGACGCCGCATATGCAGCTATCGGGCAGCGACGTGGAATACTGCGTCGACTACGAACTGACGGAGACCGTAGAAGGGATCCTCACAGGCGAAGTCGGATACGTCGCTGCCTACAACGAGCTATCTCCAGACGTAGTCGAAGTTCTCAAGCAGATGGCTGTCGATCAACTCAACGGGCTGCAAAGCACCTACACGTTCGACCTCGGCGACGTACTTACGTTCGGAGTCGCATGATGGGCCAACCTGACCAACGCGGGCAGATCAACTTGCGCGACGCAGTCATGCCGTTATCGCTCATCGTTTCGATTGTCGGCGGCGCGCTAGTCATCCAGTCTCGTCTGCTGCAAGTCGAGTTTGCGGTCGGAGGCCTGCGTCAATACATCGAGGACCGACACAAGCTTGACCGCGAGCGCCTTGAGATGTTCGCAAGGTCGCTGCGCGAGATGAATCCGACCCTCAAAGTTCCAGACATCCGATGAAAACGCTGATACTTTTCGTGGCGCTGCTCGCGCCGTCTTGCACGCTCTACTCCCGATTGAGCGACGCCGTCGATCGCGTCGACCTGGCAACGGGCAAGGCCGAGGAGGCGCTGCAGGGCGTCGAGGCCGGCCTCGAGCAACTCGGCGACCGCGGTCGCGAACTGGCAACGACGGTCGGCCAGGTGCGCCAAGCAATCGTTGAGGCGGACAAGAACGGCGACGGCCGCGTCGCCGGCGTCGAAGAGTGGTACGGCTTGGTCGTCCAGCTGCTCGGCCTGCTTGGCATCGGCGGCTATGCGGCCTCGGTCAACAACCGCCGGCGCGCAACCGCGCAACAGCTCTACGCAGCGGTCGACGAGCTGCGCGACCGCGTCCGCGCGGTGTCGCCGGCGCCGACGGTCGAGCCGTGAAGTCGAACGCCGCAGCCGGACTGGTCATCGCATGCATGCTGCTCGCCGGCTGTGCGACGACGCAGGCGCTGGCCGACGCGCCGGTCGAGTTTTGGCAGACCGCCGAGAAACTGGTCCTCGCCGTCGGGCAGGACCTCGAGACGCTGCTGCTCTTGCTGCTCGGCCTGGTGTAGATCGGCGCGAGCTGGCGTAGATCCGCGCGAGCTGGTGTAGATTGCGGCAGGCCGGCGCGGCATGCTCTCGCTTGGCTCCTGACCGAGCCGCGACCTCGTGGGTCGCACGACCGTCCTACGCTCTTTTCGGGCCGGCTTGCTGCAAGGCAGGTCGGCTCGATGTCTTTCTAGGCCAAATCGAGCAGGACGCAGACGCGCGCAAACTGCGCCGCCGACCGCACCTGCGACAAGCAAACGGAAAAAGAACGGAAAGCAGTAGACAAGCGACGGGCTTCTGCCGATTGTGTCTGCATGCACACGACGACCAACTCGCAGCAGATCGCGCAAACCATCCTCTCGCAGCTCGGCGGCTCGCGTTTCGTCGCGATGACCGGCGCGCGCGACCTGCTGCAGCTCGAAGCCGGCCTGCGCTGCCGTATGGGCCGCGGCGCTCTCTGCTCGCATCTGCAGATCGACCTCGACCTGGCGACCGATACCTACGTCGTCTCGACCTACAAGATCCGCGGCCTCAACTGCCGCGAGCTCGCGCGCGTCGAGCACGTCTACGCCGGCGCGCTGCGCGGCACGGTCGAGCAACTGACCGGATTCTTCCTCTCGCTCTGAACCTTACCCGCGGCGCCTACGGGCGCCGCAACCCTCAACACCCGCACGACATGAACACCCGCACGACATACCGCAAGCGCCCGGTCTGGGCATTCTCTGACGGCTACGACCTCGACGGCGTCGAGCTGCTGCACGCTCGTCTCTGGGACGTCTACGCGCAGCGCTGGCGCTGGTTTTGGTCCTACGACCACATCCCGCAGGCCGTCCGCGCGTCGCTGACGGAGCGCGAGCGCGACGCTTTGCGCCGCAACCTCGCCGCAGCGCCGCAGCCGGAGGTCGCACGATGATCGGCCGCACCCTTCGCGCCTTCGCGGCGCTGCTCTTCGCCGGCGCGCTCGTCGCGCAGGCTCCGACCATCGACCAGATCGACGCCGCACGCGCGAAACTGCGCCCGCTGCTCGACGCGCTGGTGCAGGTCGAGAGCTCCGGCCGCGACGACGCCGTCGGCGACGCCGGCAACGCGCTCGGCTCTTGCCAGATCTGGCGCGCCTACTGGTCGGACGCCGTCGAGCACGCGCCGGCAATCGGCGGCGCCTACGAGGACGTCCGGTTTCGCGTTTACGCCGAGCGCATCGTCGTCGCCTATTGGATGCGCTACGCATCGGCGGCCGTTCGCGACTCAGACCTCGAGCGCTTGGCGCGCGTGCACAACGGCGGCCCGCGCGGTCATCGTAAGCAAGCGACGGTCGGCTACTGGCAGCGCGTCCAGCGCGCGATGGAGGCGAAGCGATGACCAATCGAAAGCAATCGGACGCCGGCAACCAGCACGGCTACGCCTGGGCGGACGACGAGGTCGTCGATCATGCGATCGCGACCGCAACGCAATACGGAAGGCAGGCCGCGCTGGCGTCTGAAGTGGCGCAGGCTCGCTATCTGCTGCTCGCGCGCATCAAAGAGCTGCGACTAGATGCCGATCGGCTCCACGCGGCAATCGTCGAATTTGCCAAGTGGGACAAAGGCTCGCACGGCTTCAAGTGGAGCAAGGCTCTAAAGCAACTGCACGCAATCGCCGACGCGGCAAAGGTGAAACCATGACGCCGACAGACGACCAAATCCGCGACCTGCTCGCGACCTACGCACACTGCCGACGCTGGGCGCACGCCGGCGAGGTCGGCGCAAACGCGGTCGTCCTTATTGCGGCGCTCGAGGAGCTGCTGCTCCGTCGCGCCGGCGATTCGCAGCGCGTCGAAAGCGCATTGGAG